TATAAGTACATTAGACGCTTCTGGCTTTGAAGATTTATTATTCAGATCAAGAGGTGCAATATCATCATTAATAAATCAAGCAGTAAATGAACAAGGTAGAGGTGCAGTAGTATAATGTCAGGTGCTTTTCCAATATCTACATCTAAATTCTCAACTATGGGAATTAGATCATCACAAAATACTATTATTTCATTAACAGATAGTGGTAAAAAATTAGCAAGACAAATAGATGGCCAAAGATTTGGTTTTACAGCTAAAATTATTACGGCAAAAAGAAATGATGCTTATGGTGAGTTGATGGCCTTTATAATAAAACAAAGATCAGGCAAAGAAAACTTTACTATAATCCCACCAGAAGTTAAAAATGCTAGAGGTAATGAAACAGGAACTATACAAGTTGTAGGTTCTCATGCTGTTGGTGCAACTTCAATATCAATAGACGGACATCAAAACAACAACCCACATGCTTTTAAAGCTGGTGACTTCATTAAGTTTGCCAATCATTCTAAAATATACATGATCGTTGCAGATGTTAACCCTAGTAGTAATGCTTCTACATTAACAATAGAGCCACCATTAATAAACACTTTAGCAGATAACGAAGTTGTAACTTATGATAATGTTCCATTTACAGTTTATCTTACTAATGATGTTCAAGAGTTTGGTGCTGTAGGTGCAACAAAAGATGGAGATTTGTTATACCAGTTTGAATTAGATGTTGAAGAAGCTCTTTAATGAAAAAATATAAAATTACGCACTTAATTAGTGCTGAGTTTGTTGCAGAAGCTATCGTTACAGAAGATCAAATAGACACTAATACAAACGATCTTAAAGACTATAAGAAACCTGATAGCAAATTTAATTTTACTATGTTAAAAGGGTCAGAGAACATAATTAGAACAACTTACGAGGAACATGACGAGAAGCTTAACGACAGCAGTAAAAAACCAACTAGCAACAAATGATATTAGACCCGTACACCTTATCACCATTGGTTTCGGTACTCCTGTTAATATTACTGATTGTTCTTTTTCGTTGACTTCTTCTGTTTCTGGGTCGTCTGTTACATATTCTGCTAGTGATTTTATATTAGATATATCAAGCTTCAACGAACAAACAGACCTTACAAAAGGTACACTAAATCTTACATTATCAGGTGCAAATACAACCTTTATATCAGTTGTTCTAAATGAAAATGTTATCAACGATAGCGTTACAATCCATAGAGGAATATTAAACAGTTCAAATGCTCTGATTGCAGATCCTATATTATTATACAAAGGAACAATAGATGGATTTGATATAAACGAGAACCAAACACAAAGTTTATTAAATTTAAAAGTAGTATCACATTGGGCGGACTTTGATAAAAAA